AAGCAGAACACGGAGTCACTACGCTCCGACCTACGGACACTTATCAATACAAGCTACACCGCAGGGCTACTGAACCTACAGAGGTCGATGCAGAAGCGTCAGGTGGCCGCTGAGATTCAGGCCATAGGTAGGGGACGGCTACAGTCGTTGGCGCAGGGGGAGTTGGCTGCTGCGGCCACAGAGACTGTTGGGGCCAGTGTGAATGCTGTGAAGGCAGACATCGCACTCAAGATGGGTGAGGCAACCATTCAGGTGAAGGAACAGGACGAGGTGAACGCCTTGAACTACAACACCGGGATGAGGAACCTGTACCAGTCGTACATGGACAACCAACCGTTGCTGGATGACTCTGTACCCGACATCCCGGGACTACCCCCGAAGTACGGGGCTGTCCCCGTGAGCGTAGGTGGGGCCATGCTTGGTGCCGGTATAAACGCCATAGGGGGAGCCTTGGCACAGAATGCTTCCCTGAACCTTGGGCCGAGTATCAACGTCAGCCCGAACTTTGCCAGCAACACTGCATCAGGACTGGGCAGCATGAGTAACTTCAAACCATCATTGAGTTTCAAATTATAGGGGGAAAGTATGGCACAACAAGAACGTGCTACTCCGACACTCCGTCGGGATAGTGAGAGTCCGCAATCATCCCCCATGGAACTGCCTGAAGTTCAGGTACAGGGAGGGGGTCGAGTGCAATCCCGTAGCACCCGGGGAGTATTCGATTCACAGGTTGGTACAAAGCATGCGAAACTACAGGCTGTGCCTTCCACTGAGGTCGACCCCGTTCTTAAGGGGCTACTGGGCTTTGCCGGGACACTCGGCAGCAAGATGGTGGAGACCGCCCAGCAACAGGCGTACTTAGATGGTGCCCTTGCTGCGAACACTGGGATGGTGGAGACGGAGCTCGACCAAGGCTGGTTCACTAAGAACTGGGCCAAGGCTGGGTACCGGGACACGCTGGGACGTCTGGCCCTGTCAGACTACGACGCATCGGTTAGTGCCGACATGGCGCGTATGCGGGAACAGTCTCCAAAGGAAATGCAGAAGTACCTACGGCGCAAGCGGGCCGGGTTGATGAAGATCATGCAGGGTATGACCCTGAAGTCCCGGAATGAACTGTTCCCGAAGCTGCTGACTGCTGAGCGGGCGGCTGTGGCGGAACACGCGAAGCAACACAGTGAGTACATGAACGATATGTACCTTGAGGGACTTCGGACCCACATAGGGACGAAGCTGACCAAGATGAACAATACTCAGGGTATGGGGGACGACTCGTACTGGGCGGCTACTGACGACGCCTTCATGACTATCGTGACGGACGTATGGCAGAACGACAACCTGCCCGCTGAGACTAAGTCCCGATTCATGAAAGAAGCCGTCTTGGCCAGTATGGACGAGGGGAACGTGGGGCTGTACCAGCGTATGCAGACTGTGGAGTTCGACGACGGGGATGGTAACATGTACACCCTGCTGGAACAAATGAGCTTCGATGACCGTAGCAAGCTGGGCAGCAAGTACCACAGCACCCTGACCAAGCACGGGTTCAAGGTGGCCGAGGGCTGGCACCGGGAGCAACGAAACATCGAGATGGCCATCAATGCGGGAATGATTGACCGGCTTGACTACAAGCAGGTTGAGGGCCACTTGGATAGTGGTATCCGGGCCGGGTACATCTCCCCAGAGAAGGGGAACTCTGTACTCAAGCAGTTCGCTGTACGCTCCAAAGAGGAAGCTGACGAAGCTTCGGTAATCACTGCGGTACAGAACGGGGACTTCACAGCCCTTCGCGACATCGGGGTGTCCCAGAGCGAGGCCGCCAAGAAATTCGTAGGGTACCACGTGGAGAAAGCCTCTGGGATGGAGGACCCCGAGGACCGTGTGAGTGTGTACGAGAACATAATGAAAACTGCCCAAGACACTGGGAACACACACATTCTGAAAGAGGTGGGAGAGCAGTTGGCCCCTGTAGTCACTTCGTTCCAAACTAGCCCCGAGGGGCGTATAGACCCCATGACTCAGGAACTGTTCTCGATGTTCACGTACAAGCTGGACGACTACTACGTGAACGGCAGGATCGAGCAGGCCGCCAGCCTCATTGAGGGGCTGGACTCTGATTCCCGGAACTGGGTACTGTCCTACCGTGACATCGCTAAGTCCAACAAGGGTGCCTCAGCGGACACACTACGGGGCCTCACGAACGACAGGATCAGCAAGTACAATAGCTCAAGCAGCACGTACAAGAACAAGTCCGCTGACCAGATTGTGAAGGACAGTCAGGACCGTCTTGAAGAACTCAAGGTAGCGGGAATGTTCCGCCGGTGGGGCAACTTCGGTGCCGCTATGTTCTCAGACTGGTCAGCGGTCAAACGTGACCTCACGAAGGGAGACTTCTGGAAGGGGGACGACGCCGAGGTATTCGACACCATGCAGGGAGAGATTCGTGCTCAGGTGTACAACGAGGTGGAGAGGCAGGCCAAGAGGCACCCCTTCAGCAATGCAGATGACCTTATTCTGGCAGCAGCAAGTGAGGTGAACCGCCGCACTATCGAGCACAAGGGTGGGTTCATGGTACTACCCGAGGGGGCCGACCCTACCATGGCCACAGGCTCCCCCACCGTCGCCAGCAAGGAACGTATGGGCATGGCCATTGACACTCTGGTGACTAAGTACGCAGAACAGCACGAGGTGGGTAAGTACGGGAAGTACACCACCGTGGTATCTGGGGGAAGTGTGCATGTAGTCCCGTACAACGATCGGGGGGAACGCCTCACGTCCTTCAGCTTTGACATTAAGGAGATAGGGTCAGAGGCTGAACGCACCATCGACGAGTACCATGATATTGCGGATCAGGAGTACGGTGGCGGGTACAACTACCACGACACCCGGTCGAACACGTCTGTGAGGATCACTGGGCAGAACACTGTGGGGCTGTCGAACAGCACCGCCTTGGACATCCGTAAGAGCCTTCTGCGTGAGGAAGGAGTACGAGCCACACGGTACAAGGCCAAGGATGGGCAGGGGAACACCGAGGGACATTGGACCATAGGTACAGGGTTCTCGGAGACAGGGGACTTCTACCCCAAAGACCCCAAGGACTTCACCGACGACAGTATGAGCACCCTCACCCCAGAGGCCCTGCGGAGGATCACAATGGAAGCCACCGATCACTTCATGGGGGTGGCCAACGGGGTAGTGAATGATTACGGGTTGGACTACCGGAACTACTACGCCCTTGAGGTACTAACCCACATGGCGTACCAAGGGGGTAAGGGGTTCACCAAGAACTCCGCGAGTGACGCCTTCGTGAAGTCCCTGAAGTCGGGTGATCCTGGGGAAGTGCTCACAGCCCTACGCAAGACACCCCAGTACCGTAAGTCTGGGTCACACCGTAAGAGGTACTATGAGGAAGCCGCCCTACGGGCAGCACGATTCGAGTAGGAGATTTGAATGGCAGAGACATTTGCATTACCAGAAGAACCGGAGATCAAGCCTGTATCAGAAGTATCGCAGGCTGTATCCCCCGACCCGGTTCGTCCACAGGGGGACCCGAATGAGGTGAGTTCCCCAGCAGAGGTGCCTGACATTCAGGACGCCAGCACGTACTCGAACCCAGTGGAGGCACTGAACTTCCCGTTCTCAGAGGCTCAGGGGGAGGCCGCTGTCAAGAGTGCTGAGAGGGGCCGGGCTGGCTACATAGACACCCTTAAAAACACCTTCAAGGCTTCGGACACTGCGGCTATATGGAACCGTGTTACCCAGCCCGAGTTCACACCGGACCCGCAGTTTGAGCCTTCGGAGGCTGTTCTGGCACTGGACACCACCCTTGATGAGTCTGAGTTGGAGTACGTTATGAACTCCAAGAGCCTCGACGAGTTCAATCACAAGATGGAGACTGTCGAGGGTCTGCGTGACGCGTATCAGGTCATGGGGGACCACAAGATCACGGCGTTCGCTGCCGGGGTACTTGATCTCCCATGGTTGGCCATTGCGGCTGCCAGCGGGGGAGCGAGTGCCGCCATAAGGGTCGGACGTATAGCCCGTGCCCTATCGGCGGCAGGGGTTGATGCCGGGGCCACTGCGGCGTACATGCAGGCACTGAAGGCTGCCCGCCCGGTTACTGACGATGAAGTCCTGACGAACATCATGCTGGGTAGTGTGGGGGCCGCTGCCTTCTCAGGCAGGTTGAACAAACAGTACCCTTCCAAGGATTTGGACGGTATAGCCAAGAGTGGGCACAACAGGACACACACTCCAGAGTTCGAGTACAGGCCTAAGTTAGACGCTGGGGGTAACCCAGTCGTCCGTAACGGTAAGCCTGTATGGGAGCCGCACCCAAAGGCTTTGGGGGAAGATTCAGCCAAGGCAGCACGTGATGTTCCCGAGGTGTTGGGGGAAACCCCCGACGTTCCTCGTAGGGCCACAGCCCGGTCACAAGCCGAGCCAGAGGCACCTGTAGCACGTGATGTTCCCGAGGGGGTTGATCCGCGAACATCGGACGACATAGTTCCTACGCGGGCTGAGGCAGAGGCTCCCCTACCCGCCCCACCACGATCCTCATGGGTTCCCCCAAGCCAGAGCCTCGAAAGGTCTGGGTGGTCACGTACGTTCTTGAACGAGGCCATTCAGGCCACGGAGAACACAGCTACCCAGTACTTACTGAGGAACCTCATGTACCAGATCAGTAAGATGAAGAACGACATCCCTGTGTACTGGGACAAGCGTAAGTGGGCTGGTGGCCGTGCAGGTACCGCTGGAATGTACGTACGCCACGTAGGCTCAAAGTCCCGTGAGGTGGACTCCCACTACATCGTTATGGGCAGCATAGGTAAGACCGACCCCGGGTACTTCGCCCACGAGGTTGCACACTTCCTAACCTCAGAGAAGCTGGACTACGGTAAAGCCAACCCGAGTACAGCCCATGGCCGTATCTACAAAGAGCTTGACGACATACGGTGGTCTTTCAGAAACCAGTTGGCAGAGATGATTCAGAAAGACCCTCAGAAGGCGTCTGTAGCGAGGTACCTTTCCAGTAACGTGAAGGAGTTTGTCGCTGGGCTGTACACTCGAGACAAGGTATTTGATAGCCTGCTCCAGAGTATGAAGGACCCGAGTAACCCCGCCAAGACCCTACTGAACCGTATGGTGGATACTGTACGAAGATTATTGGGCTTGAACCGGGGGGAGTCGAATGCTTGGTTGAAGGCCATTGGTTTGGCCGACGACCTCATGGGCCTGCCCCTTGAGAAAGCATGGCGTAAGGAAGCCCTCGATAGTAATCCCCTGATGCTGGTTGACCCTATGGTTGCTGGCTCAGTACAAGCTGCTCGAAAGAACATCCGCAAGGTGGCCCAGAAGGTGGGGGACGCATTCTCCAAGGATGCCCCACCAGTAGCTGGGCAATTAGCCAAGCTGGGCGGGTGGAACTTCCACAAAACCATGAGCAAGTTCAGTTCTGAGGTTGCGGACACGCTGTTCGACAACCCCCTTACCCAGACACAGGGCACCGTGGATTCTTGGGTACGCACTATCCGGTCGAACCTGTCCCAGCACCAGTCGAAGTACGACCGCCTCATGAGGGCGGAGATGGCTGCACAGGGAGCGGGTGCCCGGCAGATGGTGTTCAGCCCTAAGAAATCCATGCAAGTCCAGAGTGGTATCGAGCGTGAACTCAAGCGGGAGTTGGAGCGTCGTGGCCGGTTCTTCAAGGAACACGGTGTTGATGCTCCCGAGCAGGCCCGTAAGGCTATTCACGATATGGCTGACGCGTGGGAAGGTACCATGCAGACGGCCATGAAAGAAATGGTTGATGCCGGGGTTCAGGGGGCCAAGGAAGTACTGGAGAACCGTGGGTACTACCCCCGTCGGTGGAGTTCCAAGAACATCACGTCGGTGGAGCGTAGGCTTGAGGACATGGGACTGGACCGCACTGCGGCCCGGGCGGCCCTTCGTGACGCCGTTGCAGAGAGTGTCCAAAGGGCCAACCCCAAGTGGAGTTCAGAACTCGTCACAGACGTGGCCACAGCCCTACTGGAACGTGCCCGGAACAAAGGGAACTTCTCAGACGAGGGCTTCCGTGCCCACATTGGGAATGCTACCCTTGCCGAAGTACGGCAGGTGCTTCAGGGACAAATCCCTGAGAACCGTATCCAGAGGGTCATGCAAGTGCTGGAGGGCCGTCAACAAGAGGTTGGCAAGGCACCGTACCTGAAAACCCGGGTGGACATAGACCTTGACCACACAGTACACCTTCCGAACGGTGAGGCTGTGCGGGTGAGTGATCTTCTGGAGCACAACCTGTCGAACTCATTGGAGCACTACCTTGATGACGTGTCGGCCAAGGCGGCCTTTGCTCGTCTGGGTATCAAGTCAGATGCAGACCTCACTGCTGTGCGTACCAAGATGGTGGATGATATGTACGGTAAGGGGTTCTCGAATGCAGACCGTGAGATGGCTGTCAAGTTGTTTGACGGGGCGGTTGATCTACTGCATGGCCGCCCTGTGGGGACTGACTTCGGCTGGGGTATCCGTATCCTACAGGCCGTGAACTCCATGGTAGCCCTCGGAGCAGCAGGTCTGTGGCAGGTCACCGAGTACGCCAAGGCGGCCCACAGGTTCGGACTGCGTACGTACTTGAGGAACATGCGGGGCAGCTTCCGTAGGAACTCAGACCTGACGAACATGAGTCCGGCACAGGCTGGTAGGTTACAGGGCATCCTTGCTCGTAACTCGTTCCAAGACCTTCGTCTACGCCCGTACATCCAAAAGCTGGCTGACGGACATGACATGGCTGAGGGAGCCTCGTTCCTTCATGGGGTGATGCAGGCGAAGCAGTTGGTTCCGTACGCGAACATGATGCGGTGGATACAGCAGCATCAGGCGAACATTGCAGCGAATGCTGTGGTGGATACGCTTGAACAGGCTGCACGGGGCGACAAGAAGGCTATCGGGCGACTACGTCAGTACGGCATTGATCTGGAAGCCAACCCTAACGTGGCCGCCGACATCAGGATGCATGGGCCAGATACCTTGAGGTGGGCAGATGGAACAATGGGGTACCTACGGACGGGGATGGATCGGATCATGGATGACTCTGTGCTCCGTGCCCGTAAGGGGGAGCTACCAGCTTGGGCACAGTTGTCAGAGCTTGGCCGTTTCCTGTTCACCTTCCGCACGTACATTCTGGGGGCACACAACAAGCACACTATGGGAACCATGCACAAACATGGCTTCTCCGGTTGGGCTATGTTTGCTGCGTACCAGATACCTACGAGCATCGCCATGGTGAAGCTGAATGCCCTCATGCAGGGTAAGGATTTGTCCGATGAAGAAGTGGTAGTTAGAGGTGTAGGGATGGCTGGCGCACTGGGATTATTCAGTGAGCCTTGGAACATAATTGCGGGTGACCAAAGGGAGTTCGGGACCCCGGGGACCATCGGAATTGACCGTATGGCGGGGCTTCTGGGCGACCTAGCTTCCGGTAGCCCCTCGAAGTTCGGGGCTGGCGTACTGGGGGCAATCCCCTTCGTTCCGTACATTCCGTACTACAGCGAACTTCAGAGGACACTACGAGATTAACACAGGAGGTACTTGAATGTACAGTATACAAACGGCGGTATCAGACGGGACAATGTCTGAACTCCTGCTGACCATCGAGTACCCCACCCGAGACGACATCCATGTGTACTTCGACGATGTAGAGGACGGCCTAGGTTGGAGTTGGGCCGACCCCCTT